ATGGCGCGCCGGAGGAAGCCGCCCAGATGCTGTGGGGTCCCACGCTTTTTGATCCGCGGCCCAACAGCACCAAGCGGGTGTGGAAGGCTTTCGACGACCAGAATTTTATTTTGCTGATGGGGGCCGGGTCCATGTCGAAATCGTATTCGATGGGTGTGCGGCTTTTGCTGGAGTGGATCCGCGATCCGAACTACACCACGGTGAAGGTTCTGGGGCCGAGCGAGCAGCATCTGGAGGACAACCTTTTTTCGCATCTGGTCCGGCTGCACAAATCGAGCACCGTTCCGTTGCCCGGCACGATCGGGAAACTTTTCATCGGCATGGACACCAAGGAGCGCAAGGGATCAATCACGGGAGTCGTGGTTCCGCTGGGCAAGAAGGCGGCCGGCCGGTTGCAGGGTGTGAAGCGGGATCCGCGCAAGAAGCCCCACCACATTTTTGGCAAGCTGTCCCGGATGTTTGTGTTCCTGGACGAAATCGCGAACATCCCGATCGGCATCTGGCGCGACATCGACAACGTCATGTCGAACACCACGAGCGACGGCGGTCTGAAGATCATCGGGGCATTCAATCCCACCGATCGGTCGGATCCCGTCGGCGAACGGTGCGAGCCCAAGCTGGGCGGCTGGCAGGAATTTGATCCGGACAAGCATCACGAATGGACGTCAACCCGGGATTGGTTTGTGGTGCGACTCGACGCGGCACTGTGCGAGAACGTGCTGACCGGCCAGGAAATTTTCCCCGGGTTGCAGACGCTGGCTGGCTTCAATCGGATCATCTCGAACAACGGTGGCACAAACTCGGCAAACTACTGGTCCATGGCGCGCGGATGTTTTCCGCCCATGGGCACGATTCTGTCGCTGATCCCGCCGGGCATGCTCACGTCGTTCAAGGGAGAATTTATCTGGTATGAGAAACCGCGGCCGGCCGGCGGATGCGATCTCGCGCTGGAAGGGTCGGACACTGCGAAATTCGCGCACGGGGAGTGGGGGCTTGCGACCGGGATCAAGTATCCTCCGACGATGCAGCATCCGCTGGGGCTCACTATCATGTTCAAGAATGCGAAGGGCAAGGCGTATCCGCGTTACGCGCTTCAGCTCAAGCAGATCTTCTTGCTCCCGAAGGGCGACACCGTGGCGATGAAAAAATCCGTGGCGGATCTCGCCAATCAACTTGGGATCACGCCGGAATGGCTGGCGGTCGATCGCACGGGCAACGGGGCCGGGGTTCACGATCTGTTGAAGTATGAGTGGGGGATTGGGTGCATCGGGATCAACTTCTCTGAGAGCGCCGGGGAACAAAAGATCATGGTAGAGGACTCTGGCACTGCGAAGGAACTTTACGACCGCGCGCAATCTGAATTGTGGTTCGCCGCGAAAAAGTTTTTGGAGTTTGATTATCTCAAGGGGGTATTCGGGCTGGACACCGCGGAACTTTTCCTGGAGCTGACGGGCCGGCTGTATCAGGCGACCGGAAAACTGTCGAAGGTGGAGAAGAAGGCCGACTACCGATCGCGGCACCAGGGGAAATCGCCCGACGCCGCCGAGGCGGTCACGTTGCTCGTGTGCGCGGTCCGCAAGGCGAGCGGAGTCACGCTGGGAATGCGGCATGAGAATACGCTTGGCGCGGACGAGGACGACGGAGACTACTACGGAGGTTCCGGACTGCGGATCGACATCACTAATCAATTTTCCAATCTGGATCTATGAGCATTCGATTCAACCGAAATATCTACCCGGCCGGCGGACGATACTTTGTCGACGAAGACGGGGTCAAGCACAAGGCCGAAAACTGGGACATGCTGGCGGTGCGGCTGGCGAGCTATCGCAAACGGGCCGGGAAACCGGAGGGAAATCCGATCGAGGAGATCCACGCCCAGGCATGCGCGCGGCAGCCGGGCGCGTGTGGGGAAACGGCACCGCAGCCGGTGATTGTGGCGCGGCTGACGTCGCGACAACCCAGGCTGACCGTGGGGGATCTCACGAACCGGGTCACGAAGTGGTTCGCGCAGATGCTGAATCTGAAGCGCAAGGGTCACCTGGGGCGCGTGAGCAAAGACGAGGCGCGCCGACGGGCCGAGATTTGCGCGGGCTGTCCCATGCAGCGAGATGTTTCGTCAGCGTGCGGGGCGTGCAAGCAGAGCCGGCGATCGGCCAGCGAGGCGATTTTGCAGGGAGAAAAGCGGGTGAATACCAAATTGCGCGCGTGTCAGATACTCGGCGAGGACACAGGACTCGCGGTGCATCTGAATTTGCCGGCGACGGGCAACGGAGATCTGCCGGGGCACTGTTGGAGACGATAAAATGAGGTTACCCAGTGTATCTAAGGCACTTATGGCGGGTTGCAAGGTCGTAAAAGCCAAAATCAACAAGCAGGCGGTGCTTTTGGACGACGCAACGGTCAACGAACGGCTGGCAGCGTGCGAGAAGTGTCCGTTTTTCGACGCGAAGATCCGGCAATGCAACGCTTGCACCTGTTTCGTGGATCTGAAGGCGCAGCTCGCGACTGAGAAATGCCCGAAGCGCCGGTGGCCGATCACCAACAAGTAGCGACAAGCCGCGCCGGCGCACAACTTTATACCAGAATGCAGCCTAACGAAATCTACGCGCCCACTCCCGACAATGCCTCCCCGTTCGGTGGCGCGATTTCTTCGCCCGATCTGTCCGCCGGCACGCTGAAGCCGAAGAACCGGGCCATCCGCGATGCGAAGCAGGCGCAGAACATCATCACGACTCTCGAATTCGCCAACAAGGAGCGCAATCTGAAGAACGCGCGGATCATGGCGAAGTATAACAGCGAGCGGCCCTACACCCAACAGCAACTGGAGAGTGAAGGACTCGGCTGGAAATCGAACTTCACGTCGAAACCGCTGCCGATGTTGATCGACAAGGTCGCTCCCCGGTTCACCCAGGCGATCGACGGAGTCAAATACATCACAAACTCGGCGTTGCCCGACACCGTCGAAGGCGCGGCCGAGAAGACCGACGCTTTTCGTCGCGAGATTACATGCACCGCGCGGGCGCGCGCAGGATGGCGCGAATTCATGTCCGAGATTGGACAGGAGAACGCGCTGTTCGGCTACACCGCCGCGGCGTGGCTGGACGAATTCTCGTGGTTTCCGAAGTTCTTCCGACAGGATCAATTTTTCATTCCCACCGGCACCAAGCAGTCACCAGCGGGAGCGCAGATAGTCGCACTACGTGAGACTTTCTTGCTGCACGAGTTATTCTCACTGATCTCCGACAAGGAAGCGGCCGAGACGCGCGGATGGAACATCAAGGAGACGGTGACTGCGATCAACGAGGCGATGCCCGAGGACCGCCGCAGTCAGCAAACGGATTATTGGCGGGTCTACGAGGACATGATCCGGGAATCAGTCGTGGGAACGTCCTACGAGAACGGCGCGCGGGTCGTCACAGTGTGGCACTTGCTCGCGACCGAGATCGACGGCAAGATATCGCACTATATTTTCAACAACAAAGATTTCAAGGAGCTTTTTTCATCCGAAGATCAGTTCGATTCGATGATGGATGCCGTCGCGTTCTTCTCGTTTCAGCAGGGCAACGGCACGATGCACGGAAGCAAGGGAATCGGGCGCGAGATCTACGCGATGGCGGGGATTTTGGATCGGAGCCGCAATGAAGTGGTCGACCGATTGAATCTGGCGGGCAAATTGATCATTCAGGGGGACGACAAACAGCTCCGGCGGTTCAAAATGTCGATCGTCGGCAACACAATTCTGATCGATCAGGCATTCACGGTGGTCGAGCACAAAATCGACTCCGCGGTCGAGCCGTTTCTGACGCTGGACAATTTTTTGACGGGGCTGCTCGATCAGATGGCTGGATCGACGACTCCGAAGGTGTTCGAGGGCGAGCGGGTGACGAAGGCCCAGGTGGATTTGTTCGCGAGTCGCGAGGAAGAGTCCCGGGACACGATCATTGGCCGATTTTTGAATCAGTTTGCGACCCTGGTCAGCACCATGCAACGCCGCATGTGCGATCCGCACACGTCCGACAAGGATGCGAAGGACATGCAGAAGCGGTTGCTGGAAATCATGACGCGCGAGGAGCTGACGCAGCTTTCCAAACAGGTCGTGGCGGAATCCGTCAAGGATTACACCGATGTCGAGCGGCAGCAGATCGTTTTGGTCGCCCAGGAAGCGAAGGGGAATCCGCTCTACAACGCCAAGGAGCTGGAGAAGCGAAAAGTGACCGCGCTGATCAACGAGGAATTCGCGGACGCCGTGTTGCTGCCGGACAACGATCCGACGGAGCAGGCCGAGCAGACGCGTTTGCAGCAACTGGAGCTTTTGATCATCGTGGGTCAGGCCAGCGAAGTGCCCGTGTCTCCCCGCGACAATCATTTGATTCATCTGGGTATTTTGATGCCCGTGATGGAGCAGACCGCGCAGCAGGCAGTGCAGGATCCCAAAGCGCTGGAGGTTTTGAGCGCAGTGCTCGCGCATGCCGAGGCGCACTTCAAGGCGGCCGAGGCGCAGGGAGTCCCGAAGGAAGATCTGGCCGAGATCAGCACGACGTTGAACAAACTTCGCGGAGTGATCAATCAGCTTCACCAGAACGCAGCTCAGGCGGAGCAAGTCCAGCAGGCAACCGCCGCGAGACAGGCGCAGATCGGCAATGCTGCCGAGGCAATCCCGCCCGCGCCGGCCCCAATCCCCACACAATAAATGAACCTACCCACGAAACAGGAAACTCCCTGGGAGTCATCCGACGCCGCGGCACTTCGCACGTTTTTTGAATCCAAAACTGGTCAGCGCGCGCTGTTGCACGTCAGCAGTTTGTTGCCGTCGCTTTTGGATGGCGCAGACGTGAACCGGACGCTTGTCCGCAGCGGAGAAGTGAAGGGCTGGAGCAACGCATTGAACGCACTTTTGAATCTCACGGTCGAGCAACCTCCGCCGGCGAAAGTTTCTGAAGCCTATCCGCCGCTGGACGACGAGGACGCTTGGAAAGAGAAAACCCCGCAACCCCCACAACAATAGTTATGCCCGAAGATAC